ACATAATCATCGTATTGACCATAAGGAAATGCAGCACATTCTTCAATCACTTCCTCTGCAAAATGCTGTCCATGTGGGTAATATACGTTTTGAGATTCAAAGACAGGTGCACAAGCATTAACTCTAGAATGCTTATCTTTACCTCGTGTAGGGATAAAATCCATGACAGGAATACCTGCTCTACGCATTTCTTGAATGAGTGGTTGGCCAGTGGCCTTTGCCTCAACAATAATGGACTCTGGTTCCCAATACTTGTACGCTTCAAAAGCAACTGCTTTTAATTCAGGAAAGTCCCAACGACCTTTTTCTGCATCTAATAAAATTAAACAATTATCTCCTGGTGTAGGTTCAAAGACTCCCCATGTCGTAATAGCAGAATAGTCTGCAGATTCTTTTTTAGAAAATGCTGTATCATAACTTTGTATAATATGTTTGAGATGAGGTACCTCGCCTTTCCATGGTTGCCACCACTCACGTTTTAAAATAGCTCCTTCCTCGGCCACTGGGTCTTGCATATACTGTGCATTCCAATTTCTTGGTGAGATAGATGCTTTAACTTTTTCTAATTCTTCTAGTGACCAATATTCTGGCCACACAGGTTTTCCTGTTTCTAAGATTGCAGGAAACTCAATTAGTTCCCATTGATCTGATTTTAATTCTGATTGATTTTTTAATAGTCGTCCTGTCAAATCATCTTGAGCCCAACGAGTCATAACCAACAAGATGGAACCACCTGGTTGTAAACGCTGACGTGGACCAGAAGAGTACCACTCGTATGCTCTCTCCATGGCAGAATCTGATAGAGCATCTTGTTCCGTATGTGGGTCATCGATAATAAGTAAGTCCGCCCCTCGTCCTGTGATAGAACCGCCTACACCCGCTGCAAAGTATTCCCCGCCATGGTTGGTCTCCCATCGGCCTTTAGCCTTACTATCTTCTCTTAGTTTAACATCTCCGAATATTTGTTTATAGTCTTGAGTCTCCATTAAGTTACGAACCTTACTACCAAATCTTCCAGCAAGTTCTGCGTTGTGAGAAACCTGCATAATTTTCATTTTAGGAAATTTACCGATCATCCATGCTGGGAATAGATAAGATGCAAATTCTGATTTTGTATGACGCGGAGGCATATTAACGATCAGTCTACCTCCTTTTGTTTTAGAAATTTTAGTTAATTCATATGCAATGTGCTGATGGTGGCCCCACTTTTTTGGGTCCCTTTCTTTTCTGCAAATAAAATCTGGCCAAACAGTTTGTACAAAATACAAAAAATTATCCTGACAAAGTTTAATATGTTGGATAAATAATTTTTCTACGTTATCTCTTAACTGCTCGGTGGTTAATAATTCGTGAGACATAAGTTTTTTAGACTATATACGTGTATGCATTTGGTTGTAAAGTCCTAACGCCAAGTAACATCAAAGCTGTCAAAGGGGGGGCGGGGTAGCTGAAAGCCCTACCTAGATTGAGTAGGGCTTTGGTACCTCTATTGGTATCGGATACAGTTCAGCTTAGGTCTAAATAGATTGGATACTCTAGACCGATAGTGTGTAAGGTTAGCACTAGAACATTTTAATACTCTTAACTTATGGATAGGTTTCAACTTATAACTACCCATAACACATTGATATACATTCCGAGAGCAACCGACATAATCAACTCTATTATTCTTAGAGTTAATAAGTAGATACACCCCCGAGATTATCGGGGGTATATCGTTAGCATACTTAATTGATATCTTGCTCATCAGTAGCTTTGCCAATTAGCAAGTTAAGTACATCACCCATTTTATTAATAACTTTATTTCTAAAGTCATCAGCTAAAGGGTTTCCATGATTAACTAAAATAAATTCTTCAACCGCACTCTCTAAGAATTTATAAAGTATTTCATAGTTAAGACTTCTAACTCTCTCATCATTTATGAGAGAGTTAATTCTTGAAGTATCTACATTCGTTCCAACTTTTTCAGCTAACAAAGTAGAAATTAAATTAGAGGGTAAATTATTATTTGGCATCGAAACCCCCTAAATCTTTTTTAATTGCTACATCATAATCAGCATTAAAAGGTTTGTACTCAACTGTATCAATAGTTTTATAAAACTTATTAATGCAATCAAGCAATTCACTATCATTAATTGATTTCACATACTCAATAAAAGAATTTGAATCGAATCTTTTTTGAGTTCGTTTAATCATCTGCACAAAAGTTTTGTCATCAATGATAACAATATTTGTATGCACTTTGTCAAAAATACCTGCAACAATATCTTTAGTATCAGTTCTTAATGCTGAATACTTTTTGAAAAGATATGATTGAGCAACATAGCTTTTAAGTATTTTTTTATCTGCACTTGTTATTAAAGGCAGTTCTTGTTTTACTCTTCTACTCATATTTACTCCTTGTTTATTGTTAAATAAGATAATTTATTTATCTTATCTTGGATAAGATAATTATTTTTTTACAAATTACAATACTTAAAAAAAATAAATTTTTATTCTTTTTATCGGTTTGTGGATAAAAAAGTCTTTCATAGATGGACACAGATTAACGAAATGAAACCCCAGCGACCTGTGGTGCCTACGGGTTTGGAAGGAATATATTTATATTTAAAATTAGAAATCCAACGAGAACGAGAACGAGATTGGATAGAGCGGTTAGTGATTAACCTACTTAACTGTTGCAACAGCAAGCAACCTCGCAACCGAGATTTTATTTTAAGACAACCTCACTAACCACTTTATCCAATTTTGGCGAGTGGTCTATAACAGGAGCTACTCTGACAAAAGACCACTCATAACGGGTATAGTTTGGGAAACTCCCCTTGGTCATACCCTAACCGTGAACGAGGCACTCAGTATCCGTACTACTTAACAAGGTTATACTTCGTAAGCCAATGCCTCTAAACTATTTACCACCAACTTGAATAGAACACATGTCGCCCCTCTTCAAGTTCTTTTTTTGCTTTCTCAAATATTTCAACGTCCTCTTTCTTCTGCTCTTCAATATCTTCATAGCTGTAGCTATCATTACCAAAGAAAAATCCCTGCGTGGCAGGTAAATTATTTTTCTTAATAGCTTCAATCACCTCATCTAAGTCCTCACGAGAAAGGTAATACCTAAGACAATTAAAGTTCTCATCAACATCAGGGTGTCGGTCTAACCACTTCTGTTCAAACCAACCATGCAAACGATTGTGCTTTCTCCAATATCCAATCTCTTGCTCCTGCTCTTCTTCGCCTTCTCTCTTTTCTCTGTTCTCTACTTCAAACGCTTCGAGATGTTTATCGCTACTAACGAGATACATATCTAAACCCATATTTTACTCCTTGTTAAAGTTTATACTCTACATATTATCATGATGGGATAATAATGCAATCGCTTTATAGTTGTATTTATAGGTCATAATGACGCACCTACGAGATTAAAACATGTTAAGTCCTTTCTGCCAGAGTTGCACCAGCATTATAATAATAATATTAATCATGTGCCAAAATAATTCAGGGACGAGAAAAGCAATCAATAACATTATAATGATAAACCAATAAAACATTAACGAGCTTCTCTGATGAAGGAACTCACCAGCTTCCTTCCTGCACCCTTGGCAACTAGTCCAATCACTACACCTTCAGGATCGTGGAAACGTAGATCGTGCTTATCACCATCTATAACTTTTTTCCCCTGATAAGTACGAGGCAACTTGTCCCTGAAGACAACGGCAATGTTACGCCCAGCCTTCTGAGCTGCAGCCAGCTCCTGGTCATTGCTTCCAGAATCCGAGAAGGTCAAATGATAATTACGAGGCAACGGCGCCAGTGCTCTATTAAGAACTTTGGTGTAATCATAGAACTGTACATCAGGATGGCGCTGCATCAGTGTCTGGCCCTGGATCCAGGTGAACCGTTCCCAGGCGAGATCTGAGGTCCCGTTGAGTCGTACGGCAAACTTGAATCCTTTACGCTTCGCACGCGCTTTTAGTTTACCTATCTCCTGGTCCAGCTGCTGCATGAACTCCTGGCGGTTTTTCCAGAAGAGTTTTGTTTTACGTATACGAGCCTTCTGGACCGAGCCCATCTGTCCACGTCCAGCAGTATTCAAACACGCTGCAGCGCATTCTTTAGATGCTGAAGGACACACGTTCTTCCCTGAAAGCTTAAACGGAGCGAGGTGGAGGATGGCCGTCTTCCATCCCCACTTTTCTCCTTTCGCCATTTTAGTTTGAGAGTTATAATTAAGCAGCATGAACAACCCTCGCCCAAGTTTTATTGTCTGCATTTAGTTTCAATAACACTTGTTTAGAATAAATCGATCCTACCTCATCGAACAATCCTAACTGGCTACCGTGTACCTCACAAAGAATAGTTTGCTTAACTCCCTTTCCTTGTTTTGGGCTTTCCATTATTTTTCCTGTGACATGATGTAGCGGGTGGAGATGATTCGTTTTAATAATATCTCCTTTCTTTAAATCACAGAAATTAATTAGCGTTTGTTTTGTAAATGTTATACTCATATGTTTCCTCCTTGTTATCCCATCTATATAAGATGCTAGTCAACTAATGTCAAGAGCTAAATAAAAAAATTTTTTGATCCAGCAGGTGAGCTACCATCTCAGGCCCAGAGGGAGCTTCTGGTTTATTACACGCCACCGCGTGTCAGAATTACAA